AGAGGAGGAATCGGAAGATTGCTGAGACCCCGAAAGATGGAGCGAAAAACCAACTCGATTGACCCAGAGGGTAGATGAGAAAGACACTAACGAAGACAGCAATAGGACCAGAAAAAGCGATTGCATTGTACGGACGGATACCTACTAGACGACTAATTTCAAATTGCCTAAGCATGAAACCAATGAGGGCAAATGCTCCATGGAGCGCCACAAAAGCCCAGAGTCCCCCAAGTTGACACCAGCGGACGAAATCACCCTGTGCCTCAGGACCCCAGAGAAGAAGAAGAGAATGACCCATAGCATCTGCTGGAGTAGAAACTGCCGCAGTAAGAAAGTTTGCACCCTCCAAATAACTGCTCGCGAGTCCATGGGTAAACCAAGACGTGACGAAAGTAGTCCCAGTAAGCCAACCACCAATAGCAAGATAAGCAGTGGGAAAAAGAAGAAGTCCAGACCAACCAACAAAAACGAAACGATCTCGTTTAAGCCAGTCGTCAAGGACATCGAACCACCCCCTCTTCGGGGGACTTAGTGTTGATGCGACCATTTTTATTAACCTTTAAGTAGTACAATTGAGGCCAAGTATCACGAATTATTTCCGCTAACTTGTAAGAAGAATTTTGAGGAATCATTTTTGGTGTTCTCGTAGATAGATGAATCACCATAAGTTTTGTGATCTTTGTATCCAACCATACGTCCTTTTGTATTCTGAAGAGCGGGCATGAAGGCAATGAAGAAGAAGACTCCAGGTGCACCAATGAATACGACTGAGACAATCACATAGTAAGTAAGTAGTTCAATCATAAAACTTCACATAATTTGGAAAAAGAAAAGGGGTCCGTTTGGACCCCTTGTTTTTGTATGTAACCTATATTAACCGATAGCGGGTGCCGTCAGTGCCACAGGAGTGGACTCGGCAGCAGCAAGGTCAAGTGGGAAGTTGTGAGCATTACGCTCGTGCATAACTTCCATGCCAAGACCAGCGCGGTTAAGCACGTCTGCCCATGTAGGGATAACTTTGTCTTGACTATCAACGATAGACTGGTTGAAGTTGAAACCGTTCAGGTTGAATGCCATGGTGCTAACACCAAGAGCAGTGAACCAGATACCAACAACAGGCCATGCAGCAAGGAAGAAGTGAAGACTTCTGCTGTTGTTAAACGAAGCGTATTGGAAAATCAAACGTCCGAAGTAACCGTGTGCCGCAACGATGTTGTAAGTTTCTTCTTCCTGACCGAACTTATAACCATAATTCTGTGATTCCGTTTCAGTTGTCTCGCGGACAAGTGAGGAAGTAACAAGACTTCCGTGCATAGCAGAGAAAAGAGATCCACCGAATACCCCAGCAACACCGAGCATGTGGAACGGATGCATAAGGATATTGTGCTCTGCTTGGAACACAAACATATAGTTAAAAGTACCAGAAATACCAAGAGGCATACCATCAGAGAAACTCCCTTGACCGAAAGGATAAACAAGGAATACTGCAGCGGCAGCAGCAACAGGTGCTGAATACGCAACGCAGATCCAAGGACGCATACCAAGACGGTAAGACAGTTCCCACTCACGACCCATGTAGCAAGCTACACCGATGAGGAAGTGGAAGACAACCAACTGGTAAGGACCACCGTTATACAACCATTCATCCATGGTTGCTGCTTCCCAGATAGGGTAGAAGTGTAGTCCGATAGCGTTAGAAGAAGGAACAACTGCACCAGAGATGATGTTGTTACCATACATCAGCGAACCAGCGACGGGTTCACGGATGCCATCGATGTCCACAGGAGGAGCAGCGATGAACGCAGTAATGAAGCAAATTGTAGCAGCAAGAAGGCAAGGAATCATCAAGACACCGAACCAACCGACATAAAGACGGTTAGAGGTAGATGTTACCCACTCGCAAAAAAGGTCCCAATTAGAACGGGACTGTTGGCGTGAAATAGTTTGAGCCATTTTAATAAGAAATAAGTAAGACCATCAGGGTAATGGTGGAGTTACTATTCCTCTGCGCCCTAGGCAGAGGTATGAGAGACTGTTCTTTTGACACGCTGTTTAGTCTCGGTCAGGCGTGTGTTCGTAGTATCAAATGTATTGAAACACAGACATGCTTAACATTTGTTTACCTATTTATAGTATCACGGTTCGGTTTTCCCGTCAAGACTAAAAGTAGAGTATTTATACTTAAAAAAGGTTTTCGGAACCACCCAGTTGAGGGGTGTTCTTAGTGGCGACCTCGTACATGAGATCATGGATGTTCTCTGGTTCTTTAGTTACACTCATACGATCTACAAGTGCATCAACTTTACTAGCATAATCTTCATCCCTGATCTCTTGCTGTTTTTCAGAGAGAACAGGTTGTTCAAACCATTCATCGTATTCAAGATATGCAGGAGCAGGAACTCCTGTATAAGGTGGAGTATTCATTTCTGAACACTCCACAACATCCTCATCAATTTCACATACTACTTCTTGTTTGGAGAGTTTAAGAAGGTCTTTGATTGCTCGGATTCTGATCATGATTGCCAGTGATAGTGGTAGAAGTTTCCTTTGGGATGGCACATCGGGTCTTCCGATGCGACTCGATATCTTAGCATACGTTGCCCTTTGAAATCAGTACGATCACCAATTGTTTCATATGCCTTGAGCATTGAATCGGTATCTTTCAAACGACTGATTACGCTTGCCTTAGCAAATGGATTATATTTCATACCCTCATATTGACCAGGCGAAAGGACCACATCCCGAACATTGTTGGGATATAGAGGGGAGCGGACTCGATTAAGGATTGACACCGCAACGCAGAATTCATCAGCAGTCTTAGGTGCTGCTTCAACTTGCACCGCCTTTGCAAGGTATGAATAGTCTGCAGGAGTCAACGCGAGTATAGTTTCTAAAATCATAGGAGTAGACGGTTAACCCTATTATTATACCACATACTTTCGGACTGTGCCTTTAAGTCCTGATTCCTTCATATATTTTCGTGCTTCTGCTTGAGCGTCGAACACCTTCGCAAACCTTTTATCAGGTGACCATGTAGAGTGAGAAATGAGATATTCAATTTCTTTATCCTCATTTCGACGAGTGGCAACCCAACGGGATGTATTATTAGGATCTCGTGCCATGATTTTATGTTATTATCAACACTATTATGTATAAAAAAAGAGGGGGTCACCCCTCTTTCTTAGTTTGTATAATTATTCGATTGTTTTCGTAATCCGCTTTGAATTCTAATTCAGCATCATGGTCCCAACATAACTCTTCGTAGAGCATATTAAGGGTCTCCATGTCTTCATAGAGTGCATTGGGATTAGGCATCTTGATCTCCTGATTGCGTCAACATTGCTGCACCTACAAAGGTGCCCAGCATAATTGCTGCCATTGCTAGTAGTGCCATATTATTTATGGGTGTGAAGGGATAGGTATTTATGCAGTGGGGTTGTACACTGGTTGCATCAACCCTCCACCACCTTGATCATCGTCATCATTATTGTCAACTGCTCGTAGAAACAATTCAATCGCAACTAAAGCGCCCATTGGATAGAAACACCAAAGTATTGCTTTCCATACAGGGTATGAATCTACTACGAGATCAGTCATTAAAAGATGCCAGGAATGATTTGCCCTGTTGTTGCATATGCGCCGAACGCTGCAATGATGCCGAGCATAGCTGCCCAACCGTTAAATCTTTCTGCTTCAGGTGTCATTTTTTTAAAGGGGGTAAAAGTTTGGATTTGAATTAGATGCCGAAGGCACCAAAGAAAAAGATGCTACCAGAGGTAACATACGAAATTACAGCTGCAACGAAACCGAGCATGGCAAGGCGACCGTTCAGCAATTCCGCTTTTTCGTTATGAGTAACGGATACATCCATCACTTGCATACGAGGTTCTTTTGCGAACATGTTAAGTTGTCCACGTTCGTTTGTCGTTACTGTCATTGTTCTGTGTCAATTGTAAAGAACTGTTACTATTATATATACTTTCTTTACATTTGTCAACACTCTGTTTGATTACCATAACTTATACAATAAAAAAGGACCCGTTATGGGTCCTTTATAGCACTAGGAAATTTATCTATTTCAGTCGCGCCGAAAACCATCTAGTTTAAAGTCTATTGGCAAAGACTAGGAGAATGTGATCACATCCTGACCAAGGGAAGAAGAGAGGTCAACAGGTTGCCCTGCCACGATGCCATCGGAACCTGAGAAAGAGATATTGTAATCAATATCATAGTCGCTATCACTAACACTAAATTTAGTTGTACGACCAATTTGTTTGTCAATAGCTTTCATGCCCTGATAGTGTCGCCAGATTTCACTTTGGGTGTTGGCATCGATGTTGTTTTCCATAGCATCTTTGACACAATTTTCAAGTGCTTTGACTGCTTGCAAATAAGGATTCATGAGGAAGTAACGGTATCGCGAGTGTAACATGGAACACGAGCAGGGTCCAACCATTTCGTGTATTCAAAGTCCTCCATAGCATAGTCCAATTGAATTGAACTGTCTAGGAGGTACATGTCCCTGTATCGTTGTGTCCATTCATCGAACTTTTGAATTCGATAGTCAGGACGACCGTTGAGTGCGATCGTCCCAGACTGGACATAACGATAGGGATAGCGTTCTAGAAGAACTTCAGGTTTCATAATAAAATAGGTCCTGTTCAAGTTTAGATAAGAGGATATCATAATCCTCGTCTACATCACCATAGAAATCAACACCTTTCTCCTCAAAAAATTTCATAATCTGATTATAAAGAATAGGATACTCGATGTCAAGTGTCACTTGTCGATCAATAGCATCGTAGAGGATGCCAACAACAGACGAGAACTTTTGTGCTGTAGTCATAAGATTTTACCTTATAATGGACCGTATGCCCAGAAGGGCAACGAGTCAGGCAGGATTTGAACCTGCGACCAACTGCTTAGAAGGCAGTTGCTCTATCCGCTGAGCTACTGACCCAAACGGTAGAAGCAAGGTCTTCCTCTTCAAGCTCAGCAAAATGATGCAGTTGATCGATGAACAGATCCATCAATGCATCAGCAGTGTCTTGATTTTCGTAGAACTCTTCGTTCATTGGAGAATGCCCTTGACTACCCTGTAATTATAGCAGACCAACTAGCAGCGGTCAAGGCTTGAAATAATCTTTTCGCATGTACCTGCCAAGGATATTGCTGTTGTAGAATGCAGGTGTCCCATCGTCCATGCTCTCCGTTAGTACGTTGTTGATAAAAAGTTGTCGGGTCTCTTCAAAATTTACGAGACCTTTTGATTTATGTAGGCTAATTATATCTCTTTTAAACGATACCTTCCCCTGAGTTGCGACATCATCAGCAAGTTCCTTACTGCTGCCGTAGTATCTTTTCCAGTCGCTTTCACTTTTACCTCTTACCACTACAAATGTTTGTAATGCAATAGACGAAACCGAAATAATCGTCAATGTCCTTAGATAAAAAAGGGTGTCCGTTAAAAAGCCAGGGATTTTCATAGTCAATCGCAGATTCCGTCGTCGTCGTTGATGTCACGATATGTAGTGTGTCTATCAGTGTTGCTACTACTTATACGATAAGCGTCAGCATCTGCATACACTTCGCTCTTTAGTTCAGCAAGAGCTATTTCTATATCGTGAATAAGAACTTTAAGGTTTCTTTTTTTCATGAGTAATATTCTTGTAGAATCATCAGAACTCTGTTGAGCATATAGTGTGCTCCATCCTTCCAGTCTTCACTGGCTCCATCATAGTCTCCCCGATATAGTTCTGATTTCAAATGGTGAATCCTCGGTTCAAGATCTACTTTTTTCATAATAGATCTGCCCGAGGGGGGATATTTTTGGGTGATGCGTTTCAGGTCGTCGTCAGACATGTTTGAAGTTCCTGCCAGTCCTTGTCAAATAGTTCTAACCCTTTGTCGGTAAGAACATGTTTATACATCTTATGAAAAACGGTAAGAGGGATAGTACAAATATCAGCTCCCACTCTAAAAGCAGAGGATACTTGGTGAACATCCCTAACCGATGCAGCAAGGACCTGTGTCTTTGCGTTGTGCGTTGCGAATACATCTGCAATTTCCTCAATTAGGTTAATACCATCAAATGAATTGTCGTAAACACGACCTACAAATGGTGACACATATGTTGCTCCCGCTTTGGAAGCAAGGATTGCTTGCGCTGAACTGAATACTAAAGTCACATTCACATTGATTTCATCATTAGTCAGGTCTCTACAAGCGAGCAGACCTTGAGGTGTGCATGGTACTTTGATTGTAATATTTGGTCCGATCTCGATGAAGTCTTCTGCCATGTCGAGCATTTCCTCAGCAGTCTCTCCGACTACTTCAGCAGATACCGAAGAGTTCCAAGGAAAGATCGAAGAGATCTCCTTGATAATACTCTTAGGGTCTTCGCCTGCTTTGAGCATGAGACTGGGGTTAGTGGTCACTCCGTCGATGAGACCAGTCTCGTATGCTTGTGCAATGAGTTCGGGATCAGAACAGTCCAGAAAAATTTTCATGACTCTCCTGTATAGGTTATCAATATTTATTGTACCAAAAAAGCACCCGTATGGGTGCTTTGTTACCATCTTAACACTTAAGATGTCACTCTCCATGGAGGTGTGCCAAAAGGTTTTAAGTTAACCCACTTGGCATAATGTACTCCACGATAAGTCAAGAATGCAAAAGTTTTTGGTGGATCGTGCTTTATAGGATCATACTCTGGTAAATCGTAATTCCACTCAAGACTTATCTTGAGCATTGGGAAGGAGTCAGAAGACTAAGTTCCCAATAGATCATTCCTAAGAAAACTACACACCCTAGGGATACGCTCCCAACGATTTGTAGTGTTTCCATTGCTCAAGACTTAGATGCGAATTTACGCTCGACCTTGATACCACGATACATTAATTCATGGTTACGATTCTGATCCTGCTCGGCAAGAACCTTTGCTTTGTATCCTTCAGCATCATACTTGATGCCACGATAAGTGATTGTTGTCATTTTTTTACTCCTAAAGTAGTTGGATTTTTAGGCCCGTTCCTTTAGTCGTTTGCGTCCCATTGACATTCAGGTGTTGCTTCTTGAAGAACTTCAATAAGTTCTGCCTTAATGTCGTCACTCACACTGTCAGTTGTTTCCATGCGACTAATCATATCAGCAGCATCAATACAATTAATAGTGGTATATAACAGGAAAAATCCTAACATGGGATGAACGCTCCGTTCCGCGACTTACTTGCGTCCTGAAAAAATGTTCAGGATGAACGTATTTGGTAACGATTGTTACCTACTTTATATTTATACCATGGAATGCTGACAAATGTAGTTCATTCCGATACATTTCTAGAATCTCTTAATGCTTGCTTCTTTGCGGCAGTCCAGAGCATGTCTGTCACGTCTGGACCGATTTCATTACCCGCATCTAGCAAGTCATCATAGACTGAATCCAGCGAAGGTGTTTGCTTTGATGTCTTGTTTGATTCCTCCGACGACATAACTTTCAATCTCCGTTTCTTGTGGTGCGTTTTGTAATCCTCTAGAGGTCAACCAGTGTTGAGTCCAAGGAAGAGGATTATTTCTAGCAGGAATGTCATAGATTGGATCGATACCAATTGCTTTCATGCGTTTGTTAGCAATCCACTCAACATAATTGTGCAGCAGACGATCATTAAGACCAATCATACTACCTTCCTTGAACAGATAGTTTGCCCACATCTTTTCTTCGTTGACTGTGCGCTTGAACATCTCTGTCACATATCCTTTTTCTTCTTTTGCGATTTCTTCCATTTCTGGATCGTCTCCGTTTGCCCAGTTTTTGAGGATATTTTGTGTGATAACCAGATGTTGACTTTCATCTCTAGCGATAAGAGAGAGTATCTTAGCTGAGCCTTCCATAAGTTTATTCTCGCCAAAAGCAAACGAGCACGCGAAGGAAACGTAGAAACGAATGCCCTCAAGAATATTAACATTAGAGATTGCCCTATAGAGTTTACGTTTCAACTCACGACGATCATACTGACCAGTGGTATGTCCTTGTCTTGCAAGGTCCCACATCTGACCATTATCATACTCATGTGCATGATTGATAAAGTCATCATAAGATTCTGTAACGCTACTAGCACGTTCCATAACATTCTCATCGTCGAGAATAGTATCAAACACTTCACTAGGATCAGGATATACGTTCTTAATGATGTGTGTATAAGAGCGACTATGAATCATCTCCATAAACTCCCATACATTCATGCAAGCTTCAAGTTCAGGTAGTGAACAGTATGGGATAAAAGCCATGCCAGGACCCCGCCCTTGTACAGAATCCAGCATGATTTGGTATTTAAGGTTACTAGTGAAGATGTGCTTCTGCTCTGGCGATAAAGTTTGGTAATCACTTCTGTCCTTTTGTAATGATACTTCCTCTGGTCTCCAGAAATATCCTAGTTGTTGTTGAGTAAGTCTGTCAAATACAGGATACTTATACTCGTCATACCTCTGGACTCCCAGAGGTTGACCAAAAAACATTGGTTGTTTCTTCGTGTTTACTTTATTCTTGTTAAAAACTGTCATCCTTTCTAATTCAGACTTTACAACTGTCACAATCTTCTTCCTCCGTGTTGAGTAATTCGTCGATTAATGCATCCACATTGGAACCCTTGGGCGGTTCTTCATCACCATCTTTCTTGGCATCATATGTATTTTGATAGTAAGATGTCTTCCAACCATATTTGTATGTGGTAAGAAGATCCTTTGCCATCTCAGATACGGGCACTTCATTGTCAGGATAGTTCTCTGGATTATACGACCAGTTACCACTGATCGCTTGGTCAAAGAACTTCTGCATAATAGCAGTTACTTTGATGTATCCGTCGTTGTTGTGCATGTCCCAGAGGAGGGTGTACGCCCCCTTGAGTGTTGAATAAGACGGGACAATCTGCTTAAGGGGTCCTTTCTTACTCTTCTTAACGGACAAGTATGCACGAGGAGGTTCGATTCCATTGGTAGCATTTGACACAACGGAACTGCTCTCCGAAGGCATTTGTGCGGACAGAGTGCTGTGTCGCAACCCGTATTCCACAATGCGTCCCCTGAGATACTCCCAATCACATTGAAGCTCATTTGATACTACTTCGTCCACTTCACTCTTATATGTATCGATAGGAAGAATTCCATCAGCGTATTTTGTTTTACCAAAATAACCGCAAGGACCCTTCTCCATCGCCATACGATTTGATGCTGTCAGAAGAGCATACTGGAACCTCTCAGTGAGTTTATGAACCAGATCAAATGCTTTCTGTGAGTCATACTTAGCACCATTCTTTGCAAGGTAATGTGCCAAACCAATGTAACCAATACCAAGTGATCTACGATTAGTAGTGCTAACTTCTGCTGCCTTAACAGGATACTGTTGATAATCAATCAATGCATCTAGACCACGCACTGCTAGTTCACAGAGTTCATCAAGTTCATCCAGATTCTTCAGTTTACCAACATTGATAGCAGACAGAATGCACAAAGCAATCTCACCTGATCCATCAATGTGTTGAATAGGATCTGTAGGTAGAGTGATCTCCTGACAGAGATTACTCATATTAACTTTGTCTTTGAATGAAGAATGTGTGTTGCAGTGGTCGATATTCATAATGTAAATACGACCAGTCTCTGCTCTCTCCTTCAGGAGATCCAGAAAGAGTTCTTGAGCAGGGATAGTTTTGCGTTTAATAGACTCATCTGATTCAGCAGCCACATATAAATCGTCAAACTCAGGAGTCCCGAAAGCATCATAAAGACCTGGTACATCGTGAGGTGAGAAGAGTGAGATGTCTTTTGATTCAATGAATCGTTCATAAAAGAGTTTACTAATCTGGATACTATAATCTAGTTTGCGAACTCGATTATCTTCGGTTCCCTTATTGTTTTTTAACACAAGGATATCTTCTATCTCTTGGTGCCAGATAGGAAAGTGAACTGTAGCAGAACCACCTCGGATGCCGTTTTGTGTACAGCATCTGACAGTGCTTTCAAACTTTTTAAGGAAGGGGACAACGCCTGTGTGTTGTACCTCTCCGCCTCTGATTTTAGCGTTGATCCCACGGATTCTGCCTGCGTTAATACCGATACCAGCCCTTTGTGCGACGTAGTGACCAATAGCCATATCACTGCTAAAGATACTATCGAGGGTGTCATCAACATCAACGAGAACACAAGATGCATATTGACGAAGGGGTGTTCTGACCCCTGCCATGACTGGTGTTGGGATGTTGACTTTGTGTTTTGAGATTGCGTCATAATACTTTTTGACGTATTCCAACCTATAATATTTGTCGTCATCTTGGAAGAGAGTCGCCGCCACCATCATGTACATAAACTGTGGCGTCTCGAAAATCTCTCCAGTTGAACGATCTTGTACGAGATATTTATCTGTTACCTGACGAATGCCAGCGTATGTAAACAGGTAGTCACGATCGTGATCGATGTAACTATTAAGTTTTTCCCACTCCTCATCTGTGTAGCGAGACAAGATGCCCTTGTCGTATACACCTTGAGCGATACACTTCTCTACATGATCTTTCAGAGGAGGGTGTCCATCTGGATGTCCATTATAAACTGCTTTTCTCAAACTGAATAGAAGCAGTCTAGCAGCAACAAACTGATAGTTTGGAGCATCTAGATCGATAAGGTCATTTGCAGACCTAATAAGAATTTCTTGGATGTCAGAGGTCTTGATGCCATCAAACAATTGAAGATTGGCATTCATTTCTACCTGACTCTCAGAGACGCCTGCAAGACCGTTGCAAGCGAGTTCTACCATTCTATGAATCTTATCCAAGTCAAGGGGTGTTTTTACACCATCCCTTTTAATAACAAAGATTTCTTTGGGTGTCATACCTTTTTCCATTCAGTTAGTTTAACGTGTGCTTCTAAACCGTCATAGGTGTTAAATTCTACCAGAGATTGAACGTCATGTCCAGAGAGGAACATATCATTTATGTCTTTCTCTTGTAGATTATGTGGCCATATTACGACCTCGTATCCTTTATCAATCGCCTTTTTCATACGATTGACAATCTCAGCGTTTCTTTTTTCATTATCAAATACAAAGACAACATCTTTACCTTCAAGCAAGTTCCAATCTATGTCGGCACCTGCCATGGCAATCGCGTTATCTATGTATAGACTATCGAAAGGTCCTTCCGTGATGTATACAGTCTTGTTAAAATTTACCCTGTCCAGTCCGAATACTTTCGATCTATTCTCATCCAACATGATAGTGATGTATCTCAACTTATCATTTGGTACTAGGGACCTCCCTTGGAATCCAAACCAAGTTCCATCTGTGTCAATGAAAGGAATGATAATTCTAGGGTGATCCTTTTTAACATTATCGAACGTAGGTTTCTGAGTGTTAACCCATGTACAGAAATCATCGACGTAGTACAGATCCTTGTAGTTTACTTTGGGGATCTGACGACCGAGGATATATCCGACTGCGGGGTGCTCAGTATTTAGCTCTGAAATAGATACTAGTTCACCTTTTTTCTTGAACTTCGGTTTAAGAAAATCATTGAGTTTAGGTTTAGGAACAAACGATCCTTTGCCTGTGCTTCCATTCTTATATCTCTCCATGATGTATTCATCATAAAGGTCAGGAGCATTGTCCTTCAAGAAATTTGGAAGCGTTCTACCGACACCACAATTGTGGCACTTGTATACCATGTCCGTTTTGACACGAAAAAAGTACCCACGCGCCTTGTTCTTATGCTTCTGTGAGTCACCACAGTAAGGGCATCGGAAGTTATAGAGATCCTCTTTCTTTCTGGCAAACTTATCTAGACGACCAGAAAGAAGATTCACATAATGTACATCAACAAAATTAGACAATTCTATGGATCCCACTGGAATCCATCATACTAGTATTTTGTGAAGTTGTCAACTGCCTCAGGATTTGCTGACCTGGTGCTGATAATAAGAAAGATATTACAGTGAGACCGCCAAATATGGTCCACATCTTCTTCTCCATTACTCTGAGTCTTTCATCAATCTTACGGATGTCTCTTTCACATCCTTTCTTGATTGCATCAGTCTCTCGGTTGATGTCATTATGTATTCTATCAATTTTTTCAAACAAGACCTCATCAACCTTGTCTTGTTTATCCAACTTCTCATTATGCACAGCAAGAAGTTGACCCATCTTTACAGAGTTTTCCTGTAGAGAGTCAACTACCCTTTCTAACCGTTCCAATATTGCTGTGTTTATGTCAGACATTACCGCGTAGCGTCCATTTCAGCACCCGCCCGTGCTTGTTTCTTGAGTTGTTGTGTCTTTGCTTGCAATTGCTTTTGAAGTTCTTGCTTCTTAAGCATGATCTTTTTCTTTTCCATGTTGATCTTCATGTTTGCTTGCTGTTGCTTTACTTGTGCATCAGCTTGCTCTTGTACATTACGCATGTGCTTCATCCTCTTGTCCATGAAAAATTTACCAGCACTACCAGGTAAAATTCTTTCTATACTGATATCTTTTCTGTGAGAAGGCATGATCACCATACGAAGTTTACGCTGGAGTTCAGCAGGTGAGTTAGCATAGATTACTGTCTCACCAACTTCAGGGATGTTTACTTTATATTGAAACAACCTTGATGGTGTTGTAGGGTTCTCCCTTGATTCCCCTAACTTATTGCCTGGTGCCACGAGTTTCTTTGCGTCCTTCTTTTTAATCTTGCCGCGAAACTTCATGACAGGATCGTAACCCGCGTTCGGTCCAGTGGCATCTGCGCTACCACTAAATCCACCAGTCCCAGCAGTCATTACGGTCATAGTTTTGAAAGTTCTTCTTGAATATCAGGATCTTCCTCTAATTCTGGAAGCATCCCTACAGGATATTTATTAAGATAACCTAGTACAGTCTTTAAAATACACCAATATTCTCTCTCCAACTTAAAGAAGAGAAGTGGTGTTGCCGCTTCACCAAAAACATTATAAAGAATGATGAGGTGATTTATAATCAAGTGCGTTCTTAACGCTTGTCCTCGCACATAACGCTTCAAGAGTCTTTTCAGATACTTGAAGCGTTTCATGTCTTCATCGAAATCATCGCGTGTAACGCAATGAGGGTTTTCATAATGCTTTATGGCGAACAGAATGTAATTAGATTCATTCAGTTCGTCAAATTTCATTTATTAACTTGCAGTAAATGTCTTAGTAGAACCAGATCCACCAGCACCTACAACGTCACCAGCAACGAATGCTTTGTCTGATGTAGCGCCACCTGTGGAATCAACAATGGTTCCAGAGATTGTTTGTGCTTGGATAGCATGTGCTTTACCAGTTGCAGCAGCAGTGAATGTAAACTCAACACGGTTCACACCTGTCTGTGCAGCAGCAGTAGCAGTGATGTTGGCACTATCAGTTGTATTTCTAACAACTAAGGTTGCGCCATTAGTGACGTTAACCTGTTCGTTGTAGATAACAACAACAGTTCCTGTTGCACCACCAGCATAACCTGTCTCCTCAAAGAAGACTGCGGTAATGTCTGCTTCACCAAGAGTGTTTGTACCACGGCCACCTTCGCCTACAAGTCCATCAACTGCTACAAGAACTTCGTCCCAGTATGCAGTTTTTGCAGCGTTCTTATAGTGACGCAATACCCAACCTTCAGCAGTTGCGAAGATATTTTGAGGGTCTACTACACTACCTCGTACAGCCCACTTTGGCTTAGATTCGTCAGCGTCAGTTACACCGTAAAGTGCCATGGTAATGCTCCTAAATTCCTATTGATTTGTTATAGTTATTTATAAAAATAGGGGTCTCTGAGACCCCTCTAGAATCGTCTCAGACTCACTCTTCACGATTAACTAGTGCCTTCTTAACTGTCTCCAATAGAGCGTCATCGGCGGTCGTCTTAGTGAGCTTTACTGCCTTTTCTAAGACTAGGATACAGATGTCAATAAGTTTTTCACCGAGTTCTGCGTCATCGGGAATCTTAGCAACTGCATCGCTTACAATCTTTTTCGCAAATGGAAGAAGAAATGATACTAACATGATTTGATACCAAAATAGGGTCTATCCTATATAGGCTCAATCGTATTTTTTCACTCCACCCTTCATGTAACCAGAACCTTTCTTATCGTAAAAACGAACACCTTTCTTTCTGGTATCAGTATAGAGTTTTTCCTTTGCTTTTTCTCCTTTCGCCATAACTTCTA